GTTTGCTCCTGTTGAATACAATTTTGATTGTTTTAACACACCATCGTCGGGCCCGTCCAATGTTCCAGTCAAAAACAACTTCTGCAACCTCGACTCGTCTTCTGGTTCGTCCAAAGCTTCCAAGACAAAGCCTGGTTCAACCGGTTCTCTTGATAAACCCAAAGTTCAGAGCACCACTTCCACTTCGTCGACCAAGCCATTCGTCTTTGAACCCTTGGTTTCAAATTGGAGAGAGGCCTTTCCAATTAGTTCTGACACAACTCCAAGAGGCACAGGTTCATCTTCCATGTTTGATTCGGATTCGCCATTATCTACCTTGTCTTCGAAGGTTAAAAAGAGTGTTAAGACCGCCGTTTCTAAGGTCAATGAGCTCGCTTCGACAGGATCATCCGCTGCCATCGCAGCGAGAGACAAGCTTGGTGAGGCCATTTCCAACATGTCGAGACCCAACCCTCCCGTAGAAACAGCCGACAACTTTTGGGGTGGTGTGCCATCTGACCCACCTTCTAAAGCGGATGGTCCAGTTGAGCCGGTTAGAATGACTGATGGTGACATAGCCCGTGAGATTGTTGATAAGATTGTTAAGCCTCCTTCTGAACCCGTTTCCGACAAAAACCTTAGTGACTTACCGGACGACTTTTCCTTTAAAACAGCAACCGGACGTGCCTTTGATGATGTTATTGACAATTTCAAGGATTCTCTGCATTTTAGCCGTCAGCTGTTGTGGATCCTTATCCATTCCCTTTTTGTTTGCTTGTCTATCATGTGTTTGTCAGTTACCTATGACACTTACCATCAAGCAACCTTGGCAACTGACTCTCTGTGGCGTCGCCCTCTTGTTTGGTTGGGGCTTCTTCGTTCCAATGTGGCTCCGGTCTCTGAACTGATAACGCTTTTGGCTCTTATGGCTGGTATGATGTTTGTTGGATTCTTCTGTTTCTTTAAGGTATTTACCAACGCCTTTTCACTCCTTCTAATGATCAAGTATTACCTTGGATTTCGATACACGATGTACACTTCGTTGGTAGGCCAAGCCTACATGTACAGAGTATCCTACAGGGGATTCGTTTCCAACGACAATACCTTTGACGCTAGGCCTGACGGGCATAAACAAGGCGAATTGAAGCACAAGAACCCCCAACTAGCCATTGTTGACGTCATCACAACTAGGATCACCTCTGGTCCCAACTGGCCAGTGACTGTTGAAGAGCGCAAAACCCTCACAATGTCAGTCACTCTTCTTAACCAGTTGTCCAGCTTAAAGTGTTTTTCCACTACAGGTGACTTGGCCACTGGATATAGGGCTATTGAACTTTTTATCAAAAATAGCTCCACAGTCAACGTCCCCCAGAAGGAGCTTGCCAAGCTTAACTTCATCCACAGTGACACCGCTTATATTGCCCAGTTGATGTTGTCTTACCACCGTGGTGGTGAAGTTTTGCCTACGCTTGTAGCAACTGCTGACCCCAGTATCCGCTAAGCGCACTTACCTCTACGGCTATCGCTATGATGAAGTTGAAATGCCCCCTTTGAGCGGTGTTGACCCTTCCTTCAAGCTTGATGAATACGACTTTGATTCCGGAAAGACTCGCAAGCCCATGGCTGTTTCTCTTGGACCCCATTACGTCGGCGCTTCTTGTCCTCTTCCCGACATAACCCACGGACCTAGTGGGCTGATGGGTGTTACTAAAAGGATAGCCTGTGCTATGCCGGAGGTCGACCTTGACCTCATGGCAGAATTCATCAACTACTCCATAGAGATCATTCACGCCGAATTCTCCCACTGTATAATATCACCCACCGAAGACATCTCTGTTGAGACTTGGTTAAAAGGTGCTCCTTATACTGTTAAACGTAAAAAGATGCTCCAAGAAATAAGTGAAAAGCGTCCTTATCCTAAGAATGGCGATCTTTTTGTTAAGTCTCATATCAAGCACGAACCCTATCTGTGGTACAGATGGCTCCGTGGCATCTATAGTAGGTCAGACTTTTTCAAAACGTTCATTGGGCCCATATGCGCGTTGATTGGTTCCAGGTTATTTGACCATAAAGCCTTCATTAAAAAGATACCTGTGGCTGATCGTCCTGCCTTCATAAAAGAGCGATATTCTGTTCCAGGAATTAAGATGGCCGCCAATGACTTCACTTCCTTTGAGTCCATGTTCAAGGAACTACAGATGGTCGTCGAGGTTTATTTCTTTTTCTACTGCACACAATATCTTGGGAACGGTTCGTATTACACCGAAATTATGCGACGAATCAAAATGGGTAAAAACTTTCTCGTGTTTCGTAAGTGGCGAGCTTGGCTTGTTGCGAAGCGATATAGTGGTGAGATGGACACTTCATCCATGAATGGACTTTTCAACTATTTGCTCATCAGATTCCTATTACATAAGAGTGGTGAAACCCATTCGATACCACCTACCGTAGAAGGTGATGATTCTCTCAATGCATTCTTTGGAGAACTCGACGAGAGTATACTTGTCAGGCTGGGAGCTAAAGCCAAACTGGAGTATTTTGACGACGTGTTCTCAGCATCCTTTTGCGGAATGGTTTTTGCAGCTGATTCGTGCCAAATAATAACTGATCCTATCAAAGCAATGCTCAATTTTGGATACTCAAATCAATTCTACTTGAAGTCCAACCAATACAAGTTGTCTTGCCTACTCAGAGCTAAATCACTTTCCATGCTTTATACATACCCAGGTTGCCCAATCCTGACAAAATTGGCCACGTATGGTCTGCGTGTTTCAGGCCAGTGCTCTGATCGAGACTTGTTTAAATACTATTGTCGTGATGATCCTTATTTGAGGGAGAAATTTTCTCAGGTTCTTTCTGTTAAGAGGGTGGCTGAAGAGCCATCACTGGATACTAGGCTACTTTTCGAGGACAAATATAAAATCTGCGTATCCAGTCAAATAACAATAGAAACTTACCTTGACTCACTCCAAACACTAACGCCAATTAAACACGAGTTAATAGATCTCCATCTTCACCCTGATCAGATTGACTACTACTACCGCTATTGTCATGACATTGACCCCGACAACTACATGTTTTTATAGCGAAGACCGGCTTGTAAGGCGCCCTGAAAATTTCGCAATCATCTTTGTGAGATTAAAATGTCCCAACGCCGAACCGCGCAAAAGTCTAAACAGGTTGTTAAGTCAAAGCCTCAACTTAAGAATCAGGTGCGAGCCAAACCTGCCCCAAAACGTCCTATTCGCCAGGTTCGAACCCAACCAGCACCACGCTCCATTTCCAACCCTTCTCACGCTCCTATAGTTCACACTAAGGTTGAAAAACCTCATAAGAAGAAGAAGGAAAAAGCCTGGTGGGAAACCGCTATTGATGCCGCTGTTCCATTATTGACTAAGTATGGACCAGAAATCATAGCTGGACTTGGTGATTATGAGGTTGAATCCCAAACTTCAAATTCCGTGCTGGCTGCTACCACTAACGGTTCGTATGGCGCCGTGCCAATGATAGAGAATAGCAAGACTACCAACAATGTCCAACATCGTGAATACATTGGTGATGTTTTTGGTTCAACTAGTGCCTTCAGCACCCGAACATATGCTATTAATCCAGGGCTTGATGACTCTTTTCCCTGGCTATCACCTCAAGCAGCTTGCTACACTGGTTATCGTATGAAGGGCTTAATGTATGAGTTTATCTCGGACGCCTCAGAATACTCATCGACACCATACCTCGGGTATGTGGCCATGGGTACTCAGTATGATAGCATTGACGCCCCTTACCCCAGCAAGCGAGAAATGTTGAATGCTGAGTTCTCTAACTCAGGCAAGCCTGCCGAGAATTTGCTGCATCCTGTAGAATGTTCTAAGGCTGAGAATGTTCTGTCACAGTTGTACATCAGAACTTCAAATTCCGGGTCCGACACTTCTGACAAGAGGTTCTTTGACTTAGGTAAATTTACGATTGCCACGGGTGGTCAAGCCTCTGAAGGTCGCATCGGTGAATTGTGGGCTACTTATGACATAGAGTTTTTCAAACCTAAGCTCTCACATTCATCAGGTGCCACTGTTAATTCGGACGCATTTGACCTTGATGGCGTTACTAATTTGTTACCTCTAGGAGACAATAATGACGTTATTTATCCTAACAACACCTTGGGCGGAACATTATCTTCAGGGACAACTTACAATTTCCCTCCGGGACTGACTTCCGGTGTTTATCAAGTGTTGTTGTCATGGTATGGTGGTGGAGTTGCCATTGCATATCCTTCCATAACAAGCGCTAACTGTGGGTTCAAAACCGCCCCTTGGCTACTCCCGTCTAGTACGTGGAATGTTCCCAATGCTGGTACATTGACTCCCTCTGCAGTTATGCTATTTTATGTGGAGGTCACCACTGAGAACGCGACGTTCACCTTCTCAACAACTGGCACGCTGCCTACGTCACCAACAACAGCATTTCTTACTGTGACGCACGCACCTACCATTATGTTTGGTAAGCCAGAAGAACCAAAGGCTGATCCTATTCCAGAAATGCTCAAATCAATGACTGAGTCTGAGTTGATCGACTATTTTAATGCCGTTTTTGAGCAGAACAGGATGGCACCTGAGCGACGTGGAGGGAATCTAACACCTCTTAACCCGTTTTCGAAAAAGCACCTGCAAACCCACTAATCTTGGTGGTCGGGAGGTTCAGACCCCGTATCAAACTGAACAGCAGTCCTTCTTCACTACAGGAAGGTGGTATCAATGCCATACATTGATTGGAAGGCTTGGCACTCCATAAACCAAGCGCGTGCCCTTGCGATCAAGGGACGGGAGGCTGGGCACTCCGTTAAACCCAGCAGCCTCCAGGATGGCTTTTCCTGGCAGTTCTCCGGTTACTGTGAAACTGGGGTAGCCCTTCTACACCTAGGAAGGCGGTTCGATTGCCGTGCAATCTCAGGCTTAGTCAACCTGAAAGTCAGTTCAGCAAACTGGGAAATCTGCATGTGACACTTTGAGCACACATGAGTCGTTTTACATCCGTTTTTGTACGTAACAATACGGAAACCGGGCTCTACGAAAATCAGTTGATAACTGTGCCCCCTGTAGATGAAACTATCTACCACGCGAAGGAAAACGATCGTGGTTTAAAAGATGAAAAC